AATAGCGTCAATTATCACACCAATATATTTGTTAATATCAAAGTCATATAACATTTCCTTGAAATTATCAAATCCTAATAAACCACCGAGCCAGCCAATACCGTCTATCACTAGATTAATAAGTCCGCCAAAGACACCTTCAATCGCACCCTTAATAAATCCAATAAGTCCTCCGGCGATTTTTTGAATAATATTACCTTCAGTTTCGGTAAAACCTTTAAAGGCGCCCATGACTCCAAAAACAAGACCTTCAATAATCATTATAACTTGGCCTATAATCGGAATACTTTTGGCTAGAGTTGCTCCAATTTTAATACCTATTTTAAAAAACTTAGAGATAGCACTGAAGAATTTTGAAATTTTTCCGCCTGACCCAAGCCCTTTAATGAAATTGAATACGGGTTTTATAAAGTCAAACGCTTTGCTGAAAGTAGAAGCAGCAGAGCGAAAAGCTTTTCCAATAGCGCTAAAGAAATTCTTGACTGGTTCGAAAATTTTAAGAATTGATTTTACAATTTTAAATGATTTTATTTTTCTAATCACTTCGCCAACAAAGCCAACAATCACTCCACCTATTAAAGATAAAGAACCTAATATATTAGTAAGCCATCCGTTATCTTTAATAAATTCTTTAACCATCTTGCCTGAACTTTGTCCTTTTTTAGCGGCTTCGGCTTCGGATTCTTTTTTATTTAAAGCCAATTTCCTAGCCATCATTTTTTCAAAACTAAAACTGTCGCTCTCAGTCTTATTAGCTTTTTTAGTTAGTAAAGATATTGATTTTAGCTCTTCTGCATTTGCATTTAAAAGCCCGTTGCCTTCGGCTATCTTTTTTAGAACTTTAAGGCCTCTGTCCTGTGCAACAGGATCTAGTAATTTGGGCGCATTAAATAAAGAAGCCCTATCAGTAAACATTTTAGGTAGCGGCGCAGGCTTAACTATAGTTTCTTTATCATCATTATTAACTATAGTTTCTTTATCATTATTAACTATAGTTTCTTTAATTATTGAGGGTTGGTTAACAACCTTTGATAAATTATCTATAGACCCTTGGAATTCTTCACTTTGTTCTTTAATAGCGGCTATAGAACTTTTAGATGATGCCGATAAATCCTTTTGTAAATCCTTGATAGCATCAACATTTTTTTGATTATCACTAGCAATGAACTCAAGTAATTTATTACCACTACTTAATAATGTATTTGTTTCAATTTTATTGGCAACACTTTTCTTTAAAGTTGCTATACCAATACCCTTTAATTCATTAAGCCCACTTATAAATTCTTTCTGTAAAGAAGCAATTATAGGGCCTATAATAGAATTATTATTAGTATTATTATTAGTATTACTTGGCGTTTCCATCTATATTATATTTATATAGATATCTTTATTGATTTTTCTGCTTTTCGTTCTCTTCTTTTATCCATTCAAGTAATAAGGAAATATAAATTTCCCTCTCCCATGGCATCATATTCTCAAGTTCTGTTAAACTATATTTATGATGTTGCATTAAAGCAAAGTTGGTCTTATAATAATTAAACAAAGACTCATGAGAGAGGCATACTAGAAAAAACTCTCTGCGCCTGAAAGAACATATGTATTATCTTTTTTACACTTAACGCATTTAAATTGTATTTCCTTTTCAAGCTTTGGCGCGCATTCAATAATTTCTTCGATCTTGCTCATTTGCTCTCGATTAAGACTATTGATAAATTCGTCTAAATCCTCTTTACTTGTTTGCGAAATTGGATATACTTCATTCTCATCAAAAATGCTTTCAATTACGCTTCTAATATAAAATGAAAACATATCATTAACATCATCTCCAACATCTACGCCTAAAGAGGCGGCTGAAATATAACGTGGGATAATACCAATTTTATCTGTTAGCATTACCTTATCAGGCAACGGCTCTTTTTTATTAACTTCTATTTCATCTAAGTTAATTTCAATTTCGTTAGATGCTTCACAATGTTTGCATTTGACAGAAACTTCTGCGACTTCGCCAACGCTCTTTGCTCTTAACTTAAGGAAAATATATTCAACGTCGAAGTTTGTCAGATCATTAAAATTAATATTTCCAAATGTACAAGACCCAATAACGTCATTAATTGCCTTTGTAATTTCTGAAGTCTTTTTAGATTCCTGAGCTAGTAATAATAGCTTTTCTTCTTTAACTAAGAAAGGCCTAAATTCTATTTTTTTACCATTTGACGGAATGGTAAGAGAATATTTTGGAGTAGTTATTTTTGGTAAGTTCATATAATTTATATATAAAGCTTAATTACCGCCTTTATCATGATCCCACGCTAATTTATTAACTTCAGAATAGCGCTTTTCATCCCATATGCGAATATCATTATATGCAAATTCAACTCCGAACTTTGTTAAGTCTGCTGAAGTTTGAGAATATGAAATTCCTCTAATTGTTTTTGGGAATACTTTATCTAGTTCTAACACATATGATTTCTTATCTTCCATATCGGTTTGAATAATATGAAGATTACATTTAAACTCTTTTTCATATTTCATTAAGTATGATTCAGAATCTACTACAAGATTTATCCAACTATCAAATACGCGCTTAGGCATCATATCGGCTGTCATATTAAACTCAACCGAAAATCCTTCATTAACATATCCCGTTGGAACTTCAGATGTATGTCTAAACAAGTCATACCCAAAGGTTTGCAGTTGTCTCCCAGGCATAGATGCAGAATCAACTAAATAAGAAAGCTCTCTAAGATCCTCTGTTGTTGCATCTAATTTACTACTTAAAGTCGCCATTCCTGAAAAATCAAGTTTAAATCGATTAGCAAGCGCAGGACCTCTTTTATTAAAGATAGATTTTAATTTATTAATTGAAGCCATATTATTTTATTATTTGTTTCCTCTGAATTTACGATTTGAATCTCTCCAAACCTTTCTTTTTGTTGCTTTCTGAAAATTTTCGGTTGGCATAAACAATGCGACCTCCCAGAACTTTGGAGGAACTAACATCATAATTGTTTTTACCTGACTAAAAAGATATTTTTTATATGCAGGTTTAAAATATCTAAATTTCATACTATCATTTAGTTTATCATATGAAACTCTAAATTTTGTTCTTACGGCAGAACCTGTTGTATTTTCATCAACCTCCTGAAGCATAAATGTTCTCATTCGATCAAACAGTTTTGCTCTATCATAAGGATGAAGGTAATGTAAATTTATTCCATAGAAGCCATCTTTAACAGTCTTCACCGGTATTACTAAAGGGAACGTATCATAATAGGGAAGTGTTTTAGCATGCTTTGGATCATACCCATACATAAACACTCGACCAGGTATAATTTTTGGTCTTTTTAGTAAAGCGTCATCTGTAATAATCCGCCTTGGGTTTCTAACAGCTCTGAGATATTTTAAGTTATCAAAGAACCACTTTTTGCTTTCCTTTGTATATGGGCCGATGCCAGCTGCAATAGCTTTATCATATTGTTTTTCAAAGGTGCTTGCCATATATTATATTTATAATTTTAGGTTAAAAGCTTTATTCCTAGACCTTTAATTGTTTCCTCTGTCCAAATCGCAAACTTATATCCACGCTTGCTACACCACTTCTCAGCAGCTTCCCATTTACTAATATTCTTAGCATATGTGGTCACTTCATTTATATACTTTTTAGTTTTACGTGATCTAACCTTTGGTTCCTCGGTTTGTTTCTTTGGTTTAATCTCAATTAAATAAGTATCGCCTGTATTAAAAGTAACTTTAAGATCTGGAAAATATCTATGTTGTTTTCCGTCTGTTTTGCAACGATAAGGAATAATATCTTCTTCGCTGCTCCATTTTAGAACTTGAGATTGAGTGTCGCACCACTTGAAAACCTGCATTTCCCAATGTGATCTATACTTAATCTTAGTATAGTCTCCTGCATACTTAGGAATGTTCTTTGGTCTAAATCTGCCAGAATAATACTTCATCTTTCCTTATAAATAATAATAATAGTATTTATATGAGCTTATATTTTCCAGAAAACATTCAAGAGCAAGGCGGAAGACCAGTTATAACATTTACTTGTTTACAAGGAGGAAGTGGCGGAGGCACAAATGGATCTGCCACTTTCCCAGGTCCTGTTGGTTTACAAATATCAGATTCTGCTAATTACGGAGGAGTTGAATTAGGAGCATTAGGTGGGACTGCGTTAAATACCTTTGAATCTTCTGGATCAGGTGAAGTTAAAGGAGCGGTTGATAAAGTTAAAAAACAATTAGGAGCGAATGTTGGGAGTCTTGAAAGCGCTGGTAATACTGCTACAGCGCTTCTTAAAGGTAGTCTGGGTAATGTTGGAAAAGCTTTTG